ATGCTGCGAATTCTTCTTTGCTTACCTTATATTTCATAAACTACCCCTGGTAATTTTAGATTCATATCGCCCAGCGATACGTTAATGCGAATAATAAAACGATCAGTATACTACTGTCAACCTTTTAAACTAAACGTTCTAATTTTTCCGCCTGTGCATGAGTCACGCTTCATGGCATATTTAACGGCCTTCTTTGCGCTGCAACCAAGGTCCATGGCTGTTAGTGCATGATCGGAACCGCTTCCCCTTGCTAAAGGATTCCTTTTTCTCTCTTTTTGCCAATAATACCCTTCGTCCTTTGTTATTCCGGCAGTATAAACATCTTTGCCCATAACTATGATTGCGTGAGTGCTTATAGCGTCTGGATAACTTGGGCGCTCCCCGTTCTCGACAGCGTCTATCAATGTGTCTTCGTCCGCAGACCGGCCGCAAAAGAAATAGTAAACTCCGTTTGACTCTTTACATTTATTGCAATTATCGTCAACAATAGTTGATCCAGCGGTTTCCCTGGAGTCGTAAGCGATAAGACCGTTCTTATCCATTGCAATTGTGGTCATTAACGAATCCTTTTATATGGTTTTTTCTTACCCTTTTTCATATACCCGCCTTTTCAAATGCCGTTGGCTCTAGCTTTTTCATTTCCGCTAAAGTCAGTGGCTTAAATTGATTACTAAGATTAAGCTCGCCAAATTTCTTGGCAGACAACCCTCCCTCGTTCATTAGTTTTGCTCTTACAGGCCCAATGGCAGATTCTTGGAATCCTTTAGGCTGCTGCTTTAGCCATCCATAATAACTGTCCTTAGCGCTAATGGACTCAACACCATCCGGGCCTCTTGCGGACCTGGTTGCGCCCGCTCTTAATGATTTAAACTTATCGTCAAGTACTGCGACTATGCTGGATCTGCAATTTATATGGATTGGTGGCCGTGGGCCTTTGTCTATCTCGAATGTTTTGCCATCCATTGACCTGCAGACCTGAGAGGTCCGGCCGTCAAAAGTCGATGTCCATCTGACCTGCTTGACAATATCGCTATTTGCTCGCCAAGTTGTTTCTCTTGCCTGAACAGCCGTATGCTGCAAAGCGGTCCTGACCACGGCGTTTAGGCTGTTACCAACCCTTGCGATAATCCCGTTTTTAAATCCTTGGCTTCTTGTGCCTCGAATCGATTGCAATATCTTGCTTGTGCTTTGGCCTTCGTAATAACCCGTGCGAATAGCCAATGATATGGCGTCTATCTGCGCTGTTGTTTTGCCTTTGATAAAAGCTCCAAGCAACATACCATTATCAACTCCAGCCACGGAAAGCGGGTTTGTCATCACGGCAGAAACTAAAGCGGATGTTGTTGGAGTGTTAAAATCGGCCTTAATAACCTGATCCAGCGCCCTAACCTCAAAACCCGCCTCATACTCAGCAAGCTCTTTAGCCTGCGCCAGTATTGACGCGCCTATGTCCTTGTTAATAATTGAAAGATCGCCCTTCACAGACGCTATAAGGCGCTCTAACTTGGCCCTCTTAAAGTCTGTTATATCTTTACCGGCAAGCCTAGCTGTCACGGATTTATCCATAACCTTTAAGAATTCAAGGTTTTCATTTACAGCCTGTGTCTTTAAGCGCTCCAAGTGCACTTGATGGCGTGTAGCAATCTCGATTAATTGGGCGGGTGTTATCACTCGTCAAGATCCGGCATTGTCATTAGAGCACCCATTTCATCTTGGTACTCTTCAAGCGTCTTATCCGGGTCAATTATGTTGTGCCGTTGCTGCCATCTCAGAAAGTCTGCCGCAGGTATCGCGCCACTGATAAAGCCCGCTATAATCTCGCGTAACATGTTGGCGTCTGCTGTAGGTGAAACAAAATCCTGATTAAGCTTGTAAACCGTTTGCTTTGGATCAGTTCCCATAAACAAGGCCACCCACCCAAGAGCCTTTTCGTATGCGTCGGTCACGTTGGACACGATTAAAGACAATACCGAATGCTGGGCCAATAGCTCACCCGCCGATTGCGTTGCTGTCTTGTTTGCGCTGACAGGGGTTATAAACATGGCTCCCAGCCCTATCATTGTTTGAACCTTGTCCGCCATGGCTTCTTTGGCCAACGTATCTGGCTCGACCTGCACAATCCCAAGCTTCTCACCAGGTGGCACGCCCATCACGGTTCTAGAACCAAAATACATGTCGTTCTTTGCCATAAGGTCAATATGAGTTTGAGTTATTCCAGACATCCAAACTTGAGGCTGGCCAACCTGATAGACCGCGTCCTCGTATATGGCCGAATTGTTTAAATGCCCTTCATTGATCACGCAAAGGTCGTACATCGGCGCGGGATCTATTTTTGTTGTGTTGGATTCAGACCCAACAAACACAAAAGGAATCTCCGAAAGCGTAGAGCCAGTGCTGTCAACCGGGAATATCTCTTCACCGGCAACCCACTGCTCAACGTCTTTAATCTTTAGCTTTTCCCAAGTGACCATGGAATAAACCTCTCTATCGGTCACATATTCAAGTTTAAGCTCAAGCCTGATAGGCGCGGTCTTGAAGCTAAACCCATCCTCGCCTTGTATATCTTTATTGTAAGCAAGAACAACCTTACACAGCACAATGCGCGATCCTATGCTCTTGGTTTTCCAATTGATTATTTGCTTAGCATCGAACTTTGTTATGGTTGCTGCGATTCCACCACTAGCCAACTGAGCAACAGAAGATTCTCCCGCTGTCTTTGGAAAATCTGTTAAAAGGCCGCTTCGACCAATCCTTAAAACATCTCTAACAACGTCTTGGGCCTGCTGATCGATACCCGTTCCAGCGCCGTCAACGTTCGTCTTTATGTATTCTAGCTGCGTTACAACCTCTAGCTCTGGCGGTTTTGAAAACGCCTTACCAACCAATCCACGAGAGGTATATCCAGCAATAGCGTAGAATATCGCCCGCTTTTTAAACTGCTCATTCCTTGCGCCATTTTCTCGGCTAGTGTCCTGAATATTAAGAACATTTATATATTGCTTAACGCCCTTGGAATCGCAAATGTTATTAACAAACTTCCACGAATCAACATTGTCAACATATTCTGGATGCCTAAAATCTACGCCTGTATTTGCTTCTGCCATGTTCTAGAATCCCACTTTGATATTTGTAATAATTAACTGTTCTTTGACCGTCCATTCCACATCGACCATGTATCCTATCGCCGTTGTAATGTGCTGGTAATCATTTCGCTGATCCTCTTGGAACGTGGATCCTTCCTGTAGTTGTACTGTGCTTAAACCTTTGTCGCACCATGGCGCGGTTAAAGGATTAACGAATAATGTTATCTCGCCCTCCATCGGCTTTATCTTTGCCCTTACTGCGTTTTGTCTGTCTTTTATGGCAGGATGCGACCTGGCAACCTTATTCTCGTATGTCCAGCCATTAAGCTTTAGTATTCCCTCAATCTGTGTGTAATCTGATTCGTGCCCGTGCTTTTCGCCCGCCTTTCCCGCCGGATCGCCATAAATAATAACATGCTTATTGGAATGATTAGTATATTTATCGCAAAATTCAATAGCGGACTGTCTAGATATGGCAGATATCAACACAATTTCATCCAACAAGAAAAGCGCGTCCCCACGTATCACGCCAACGGCAGATGATAAAGGCGTATAGTTTTGATCATGCATCCAGCACAATTGCTCGTGCGGTAATATCTCGGTTGTCGTATGGTTTGCCGTGCTGTAGTCCTCATAGATTCTACCGCCCGCAGTTTCAAAGCTGGCTTCAAACTCTTGCTTGAACTGTCGCTTTGACATTGTGCGACGACGCGCAGCAATAACATCGGGCGGCAATATCTCTGAGGACTTCCAGTGGTAGACCTTCCAAAGCCCGTCTTCTGGGTTTAGCTCTGAATACCTGCACATATCATAATAATGATTCAAGCCATCTGGCACACCAAGAAACCAACACCATGGTCTATAGTCTGGGCGCCTTGGATCAACAGTATCAAGCGCGGGCATGATGTTCTCATATACCGCTGTGCTCTTAACGTCGGCAATTTCATCTATGCCCCCGCCGGTCCAGTTGATGCCCTCTATTCTTTGGGGTTTGTCTAAGCCAACAACATGAATCTCAGATCCATTAGGCAGGAATATCTTTAATTCGGTTTCGCTTGGGGATTTTGGGTGTATTGCTGAAAAGGTTAATAGTTTGAGGTCGTCCCAGAATATCTTCTTAGCCTGGTCGCGCGTTGGCGCTGCTGCAAAGTATATTTCGTTTGGATGGGTTAGCGCCTCCCGAGCAAGAAATCGCTTGAATCTTTCGGTCTTGCCCGAGCGACGGCCCGCAGGAACCAAAGGAAACCGCACACCATTTGATACCGCAAGGACTAACTGCCGCTGTACCGGATGTTCAATAAGCGGATACCAGCGGTCTTGTGGTTTTGCGAGTATCTTCACACAGGAAGGTTCCCAGCCAAAGCAGCAAGAGCCGCAACCAGCTCGGCGCTTCCGTTATCTGTTTCTTTTTCCCTCCATCCTGCGCGGGTCTTCATCCAGAAAATCATAGCCGTGGTATCCCCGCCTTTTGCTTTGTTAAACAAGCTTCCACCAATCGATGCATTCGCCTTGGCCGTTGATTGGTCTAGCTCTTCCCGGTAATGCCTTCGCAGCGTTTTTGCGGTAATCCCTATGATGTCGGCCACAATATCTTGGTTTGTGCCGACCGTGGAATGCAGCGTCACAAGCTCTCTTGTTTGCTTTGTTGGCTCGTGTCTTTTTCTAGGCATCTTTTACGCTCCTTGAATTAAACGTGCCGCCATCGGATTCAAGTGTTGCATCTTTGCCGGTGAAGTCTTGCCACCGTTTGACTATTACATCGCAGTATGCGGGAGAAAGCTCCATCATGCGGCAGTTACGGTTGGTTTTCTCGCATCCTATTAGAGTCGAGCCTGACCCCCCGAATAAATCAAGAACAATTCCCACGCTGTGGTTTTTAATCGCTCTTTCGGATAGCTCCACAGGCTTCTGCGTGGGATGGAAATCATTTCTAGACTCTCGCTTAATTTCCCACACAGTATCCTCCTTGCTTCCCCCAGCCCAAGACAGAGTCTTGCCTTTTGGCTTCCAGTATAAACAAGGTTCGTGTTTCTGTTTGTAATTGATCCCCATATTAAACGTAGAATTGTTCTTCTTCCAAATTATAAGCGAGTGAATCTGGCCAACGGCTTCAACAGCGTTATAAAGTGATTTCGGCTTTGTGTCTGCGTACCAGGTGTATATTGGCCCGTTACAATACATCGCCATAATGGGGATAGAGTCGGTATATATGTCCGTTCCAACGTGATCGTCCTTTAGCTTTTCTCGCTTCTTACTGCCCCCATCATAATCTATCCCATAAGGCGGGTCAGTAAAAACCATATCAGCCTTCTGCCCCGCCATCAGCTTATCAACAGCATCAATGCTCGTGGAGTCTCCACACATCAGCCTGTGGTTGCCTAAGAGCCATACGTCGCCCTCGACCGTAACCGGGTCTTCTGGAACCTCTGGGACAGAATCCTCGTCGGTAAGCCCTTCCACCTCTTCAATCTGTAATGCGCTAATTTCATCAAGCGTAAAGCCGGTTAGCTCAAGATCAAACCCGTCGGCACGCAAATCGTCGAATTCAACCCGCAGCAAATCATCATCCCAGCCTGCGTCCAGCGCCAACCTGTTATCAGCAATAACATAAGCCCGACGCTGGGCGTCGGTAAGGTGATCTGCCTCAATGGTTGGCAGGTATTCCATTCCCAGCTTCTTTGCAG